AGAGCGAAGTCCATAAAACGGACTAAAACCTATCTCCGGAAAACAAACCCGGAGAGAGTGTAGATCGACACCTTCGCATAACCGCGACTGCCCCGGACAACGTTGGGGTCAGTAGGGTCGTCCTTACCGCTACGCGTGTAAACGCTATAAACGGGTAGGACGCAGTCGCCGGACATGAGTTTGCTAAAACTACATGGACGGAGACTATATGTATCGAAGTATCCACCTTCCCAACCAGACCGGATAACCTTCCGACCACGACGAAGTAGATGAGAACCAATTAAATGGCCATCACCATACCCATCGGGACCGTAAATTATCAAACTCTGGGTGCAACGCGCCTTCACCAAAGTTGCGAGTTCACACTCGCCCCTGCGGAGAAACCAGTTGTGCATTAGAAAGAGGGTACGATCAGATACGCCCTCACGGACGTAAAATGGTCGGATGTCGAAACCCTTGTAGAAGTCTGCACCGCAGCTCTCACGAAAAGGCCCCTCACTGAAGGACTTAAGTTGATTAAACTTAAACCCGCAGTAAGAGAGAGTTTTTTCCATGAGGCTGAAGGCCCGAGTGGGGACTATAATATCGTCCCCATAAACGGATACAGACTGTGTCGACAAGTGCAGGTGCCTACAAACGGCATAAGCTAGACCATAAAATATCAATGATTCTAGCTCGAATGTGAATCCATTGCCCATACTGGAAAATTTCTCCAGCGGGTAGGATCCATCCTCCCTGCACTCAACTGGTAAGCCGCAGCTCTCGCTGCCAGTTGGGAGTTTGATATGACGAGTACGCAATTTCGAAAGAACATCGGCCCAGTCGTATGGAAGTAATTCCCATACAATTTCTGAGCAGATGCAATCGCTAGCACTGCTAAGGTCTATGGTAGCAAGATTACCGCTAACAGAACCTTCGAAGGCTAGCGACTGATTGCGCGTCTGGTCTCTCAAGTCGACACCTACGGACAAAAGTCGATTACGAATATAACCGCCGAAACCCTTTTGAAAGAAACTATTCAGGAGCGGCTCGACGATTATAGAACGGGATGACTTTGAGTCTTTGGGCACGAACACAAGCTTACCCGGGACTACTTTCACATTGACCACCCATGCATCCCTTTCGGGGGTAGATGGAGTAAGGCTGTGACTAGCAGTCCACGCCGGGGTTTCTTCAAGAAACTCAGGCACGTATGGGCTTAATTCATGACTACACTCTAAGGCAGCACTTAGCTTAACCCTTGGGCAAGCTTGAGCACCTTTGACGTTGGTGTTTGCACCAGGTCCGAATGAGAACTGTACGTCTTCCAGCTCCGGAACGGCACCGAGTATCGAACCGATTTTACGCGAAGCACCATGAAGTATGGAGCTTACGTCCGAGTCCCTATAAGAGGGCTTACGGCGGTGATACTGAAGTGTACGATTCGTCTGGAAGCAGTCCCTCTCGGAATTTGCAAATTTCCCCAGAGCAACGTAATCGCGATCAATTCCAAGATCGATACTCTCGTTTTTTGAGAATAAGGCTTGGATCTGACGAGCGTAACGTATGTCCTGCTCGTTTGTGAGCAGGCTCAGGGCGGAGTAGTCGAAGTGAAACTCGACTAATTCCTTTAGGCGATTTTCCTCTACGAGCTGATTAAGCTGAGTAGAAAGATCACCGCCTAACGATTTGCATAACCTGGATAGATCCCTCAATATCTCTAATGAGACGGAAGGACGACGCTTTTGAATCCACATAATAATCACTCCTTTATTGGTGATTGACACGGGAAATTCCGTGTCAGGGGGCCGAATTAATTCGGTTTGATCAATTGCGTTAATGCTTGGGTAATCGGCAGTGCACTACCCACAAAGGCATTCCCGGCTGATGCTTGGTCGAGAACGCCTGTAGCGGTGGTGGCCGATGCTCCTTGCAAGATTCCGACAGCCATAGCAAGCGCGTCAGCACGATTCTGAAGTGTGCTCCGCTCGTCAGCAAACATCGTAAAGATGCATGTGACAACGTGAGCAACACGAGGAGGTGCGACGTAACCTGCGCTGGTACCGGAAGCGCCCAACGTCTCAAGGACGGGGGTCTCCAACTTAACTGTTGCCTTATAGCCAGTCTTCGTTCTCTCGATATTCATCGAGAGGCGAACTTGGCCATTCACCGGAACGTTCGCTTCACTCGCCCGCCAAGCGGGGAATGGAGTATCAGAAACGGGGATTAGGGTATACTCTTTGCGAGTAGTAACAGTATCGTCTTTCACCAAAATATTGGTCATTGCGCTCATGGGAGCTCCTTAACGCTTATAGCATTCGGCATGACAGGAGTGTCAATGCCGTGAAAGCAGCTGCTGGCCTAAAGCCAGAGAGTTGTACAAGTGGCCCGTCGAGAGCTTAAAACCCTCGAATTGGGGCAGAGGTACACTCAATGGCGTAGTCTGGGCATTTCTAACAACAACAACTTTGTTTGCGACCATGTAGTACCCGGTCGTGTAGGTACCATCACCCTCTTCAACAGTTCGAATTTCGGACTTAGTGGTCAATAGATAACGACCGTTAGCCTTAGTAAGAATGTGGACAGAGTCGAGGTAATTACCGACAGGTATAAACCAGTCAAAAACGAAGCTGAATGGAAGAATCTCCCAGGCTATGGATAGAGGATCAGTTAGTCCCAGGGAATCAGGAACAGAAATAGGAGAATATAGTTCATAGACGTACTGAGCCCGAAAATTCCCGGACGAGGACGTCGCTATATAGCTTCCATAACTGTAATTGGTCCCAGGGACTGAATGACGCACTCTACCAGATACAGTACGGGGTTTCGATGAAAGCTTATGATAAGCTTCCATAGAACTATGGACATCGCTTAATAGCGGTTTCCAACCATACTGCATCTCCAGCCAAGTTCCCCCAACGTCAGAGTGAGTTAGGGGATCAAAGCCACGATCGCGACCACGGAACTTAGGGTGCGATGTGGAGCCTAAAGCACGTAAGGCAAGGTCTAAACGACCTTTCTTCAGGTGCCTAACGCTTGAAACAAGCTTACCTACCGTATTGGCTACCATACGGGCCGTCTGATGACTTTCTGCGATGAAGAACCCGAGATTAAAATCGGAGTCCTTCAGAGCAGAAGCCAGCTTTCGGTTAAGATTCAGGTAAAAGTTGGTGGTATTAAAGGTGATCATGAGAACATCGATATTCCTAAACATATAAATAGGTCTACCGTAAATTGCGCTCACAGCACCATTATAACCACCAGCGTTGGTCCCAGTCAACGATGTCATGGAGTAACTATTCCAATTCACCGAACTTTGACCAGCAACATACTTCGAATCGGCACCAGACCAGCTGCGATAGCGGTAAAAATAATTACCACTATTATCACCGCCGGTATATTTGCCGGAAACAGAAGTGCCCGTAGTCATTGACTACTGACTGACACTATTAGGGCCCCGTCAGGGATCCTGTGGTGGCAGCCAACTCCGCAGAAGATGCGGGAGCGATGCCCCTTGGAATAGGGACACGAGGGTCGTAAAGCCTCAACTGACGTTGTATTCGAAGAGAAAGAAGTCAGGACCGAATTAAAGTTAAAACTTGGGAAAAATTCCCAGCTGCGGTCAACATACTGAGTAGTCGGCTTAGCCGACCACCCAAGTAGAAAACCAACAGCTAGCACTGCCAAGCCGGCAATGCAAAGTTTAAGAAACCTCTTAATCACGGTCATTATACTTCTCCTCTG